ACGGTTTGTGCGTTTACTCAAAAAGTGATTAACTTCTGCAAAATGTATAAAGACATGGGAATGCATGTCATTCACTATGGTCACGAAGAATCTGATGTAATTTGCGATGAGCATGTTACTGTGTCGGACCGTGCTTTACTTGAACGTGTTTACGGAATCTACGATTGGAAGAATCAGGGACTCCGATATAATCAAGAAGATGAAGTCTTCCAAACATTCAATGCAAACTGTATCAAAGAGATTGCCAAGCGGAAACAACCACACGACATTATTCTTTGCTTCTTTGGTCTTGCACAGAAACCAGTTTGTGATGCACACTCAGACCTTCTTTGCGTTGAGCCATCAATCGGTTATCCGTCCTCATTTGCACCATATAAAGTATACGAATCTTATGCCGTAATGCATGGTCTTCAGGGTCCCGAAAAAGTATCAACTGCTGAATATAAATTCTATGATGCGGCAATTCCATCTGGTTTTGATCTGAATGAGTTTCAATTCAGAGAAGATAAAGAAGATTACTTTATGATGTGTGGTCGCCTTGTCTGGTCAAAAGGTGTTGATATTGCATCTCAAGTGTGTGAGAAACTTGGTGTCAAGCTGGTTCTAGCTGGTACAAGTTATGGACCGAATGACTGCAATCTTGGAGATACTTGGCCATCTCACGTTGAATATGTTGGTTATGCTGACGTTGAGAAACGCAAGAGACTTATGGCTGGTGCCAAAGGTCTGTTCTGTCCAACAATCTACAATGAACCGTTTGGTTACGTAGCCATTGAAGCCATGCTTTCTGGTACACCAGTCATCACAGTTGATTGGGGTGCATTCACCGAAACAGTACAACACGGAGTTACTGGTTTCCGTTGCCGTACATTCGAACAGTTCTTATGGGCGGCTAAGAACATTGATACAATCTCACCACATGCTTGCCGTAACTGGGCAGAGAAAAACTACAATTTCAATAAAATTGGTAACATGTACAAAGAGTACTTTGAATCGATTATCAATGTGTCTAAAGGTTCGGGTTGGTACACCGAGAACTCTGAACGTAGAGAACTTGAATGGCTCACTAAAACTCAGCCGGTTCAGCCAAAGAATTTCAAACAAATTCTAAATCAGTACAATAGAATCAAAAACGAGAAAGTACACTTCTTACAGATTGGTGCCATGGATGGCGTGAAGCATGATGATTTGTATCCATATGTAATGAGTTATGACTGGACTGGTGTTCTAGTTGAACCACTACCAGATATGTTCGACAAATTGGTAGAAAACTACTCACTCAAAGATGGGTTAAAGTTTGAAAATTCTGCTGTTGCTGATGCAGAAGAAGCCACAATCTATCGTGTACCACCAGAGAAAATTGGAGTTGATGGTTTTCCAGATTGGGCAGAAGGTTGCTCAACAATGTTACCTGCAAATCACATCGATGAGATTACACCACATCTGGTAGGTCAAAAAGTTAATGGTATCACAATTTCTAAACTGTATGAAAAATATGGAAACCATTTCGATTTCATTCAGATTGACACGGAAGGATATGACTATGAGATATTCTTCCAGTTACTCCAGAATGGGTTCACAGCAGGACTATTAAAAATTGAGATTGCACACATCACTTATGTAAAAGCCGTGTGGATGCGTTGGAAGCTGGATCAGATGGGTTATACTACATTCATTGATGGGTATGACCTAATTGCTTACCGCTTCTAGACTAAATAGAGGATGGCTTCAACACTAACTCAAATTGCACAACAAAAGACTGCTCTGGAACAAGACTTCTTGTCCAGAAAATCAGTCACGTGGTTACAAGATAGAATTAAAAATTTGAAATCTCCGATGACTCTGGCTAAAGAGATTTCAAAAGAAAAATCTAGACAAGGTGGTGTATTCCAGATGGGTGGTCTATACCACTTTTTCTATGATCCACTCACTAAAAAAGACCTTCCTTATTATGATATCTTTCCTTTGGTGATTCCCTTGAAAAGGAAAGATGATGGCTTTATTGGGTTAAACCTGCATTATCTCCCACCAAAATATCGTGCAATATTTCTCGATAAATTGATGGGTCTTGCTGTATTAAATGCAGATAATGAACCAAAACGATTACAAGTAACGTATGAAATTTTGGCAGCCACACAGAGATACAAAGAATTTAGACCATGCCTGAAACACTATTTGAACCCGCAAATCAAGTCTAAGATTCTTACAATTAATCCCGGTGAATGGGAAACAGCATTGTTTTTACCAACTGCGAACTTTATGAAAGCATCGGCTTCACAAGTTCACAAAGAATCAATAGAAAAAGCACACAGTAAGGTATACTAATGGCAGGCTCAATAGCAGATTTTAAAGCAAGTTTTTCAAAAGAACTAGCAAGACCAAGTAAGTTTGATGTTAACATTCCCGTACCACTTGGTATGGTTCCCTATCGTGGAACATCACGTATGCTTACAATGCGTTGTGAGAACGCAGAATTGCCAGGTCGAACGATTGCCACAACATCAATGAAGATTTACGGTGTTGAGGAGAAATTCCCATATATGTCATCATATAATGATTTGTCACTTACATTCATTGTTTCTGATGACATGAAAGAAAAACTATTCTTTGATGCATGGCTTAACTGGATTAATCCAAACACCAGTTACAATCTTAAATACAAACAAGACTATTCTGTTGCACTCAGAATCAACCAATATGATGTACAGAACAAAGTTTCTTACTCAGTTGACTTGGTTGATGCATATCCGATTGCTGTAAATGGTATGGATTTGAATTGGTCTGCTGATGGTTATCACAAACTCACAGTTACATTTGCATACACTAGCTGGCGTGATAACTCACTCAAAACTCTTGCGATGGATTACTTAGAGAATGCCCTTGCAGATTCATTGTTCAGATCAAGTCCAGAATTAAGAACAGTCGCAGAGATACAAGCAAGTAGAGACTTGGGTGATTTTAACGGATAATAAGGAGAAATAAATTATGGCTTTACCAAAAATCGATACACCGATTTATGAATTGGATTTACCGTTATCAAAGAAACATGTTCGTTTTAGACCTTTCCTTGTGAAAGAACAAAAGAACCTGTTGATGGCAATGGAATCAGGTGATTCTAAATCGATTGAACAAAACGTTAAACAAGTTTTAAATAACTGTACAGTAACGGAGAACATTGACATTGAGAAACTACCGGTTCTTGATGTTGAATACTATTTCCTGAACCTACGTGCTAGGTCTGTTGGTGAGGTTGTCGAAAACAAATACCGTTGTGACAACCAAGTTGATGGCTCCGCTTGTGGTAACATTATGGAAACATCAATCAATCTACTTGATATCAAAATTGAAGGTGTCAAAGAGAATGATGACGTTATTCAACTCACAGATACAATCTCAATCAAATTGAAGTATCCAGAGTTCTCTGTGATTAACAAGTTGTCTAAATTAACTGACGTTTCAGACATTGCATTTGAAATGATTGCCGACTCTGTTGAATACATCTTTGACGGTGAACAATTCTATTATGCAAAAGAAACGACAACAGAAGAATTAGTAGAATTTATTGAAAGTCTAAATCAACAGCAATTTGCTAAGATTGAAGACTTCTTTGCGAATCTTCCTAAACTTGAAAAGAAAATTGAAATGAAATGTTCACGTTGTGGCTTCGAACACAAACTTGACGTTGAAGGGCTCGAAAGTTTTTTCGGCTAATATTTGGGCATGATAACCTGAGAAATTACTATAAAACTAATTTCTCTTTGATGCAACATCATAAGTATTCCCTAACGGAACTTGAGAATATGATACCGTGGGAAAGAGACATTTATGTCTCAATGTTGATACAGTATATTGAGGATGAAAATCAGAAACTAAAACAAAAACAGAACGAGAGAAAGATTAGATGAATTACTACGAGGCAGCCAAAATAAGAAAAAAAGGCTTCGCAGATTTAATGGCAGACAAACTGACTTCTGGTCAGGGTGTCTTTTCTTCCGCACGTTCTGCTCTTTCTGATAGATCAAAAGCCCGTTCATTGGGCTTCAAAGAAAAATTTGATCCACTCAATATAGCAAAAGTTTTAACTGGTGGAAGCAATCTCGCACCAGCAATGCTCGGAAGACTTCTTGGTCGCAAAACAAGTGACATAAGATATTTCACAGGTAAAAAAGAATACACACCTAGAAGTGAATCTAGTTACTACAATAACTATACTACCCCCAGTATGTCTGGTGGTTCACAAAAAGCAACAAGAGTACTTCAGAAAATGTTATCGTTCATGGAGAAATCCAGAACCGATGACATGCAAGAACAAGATACACTCGATTCATTCAACGAACTGAATGAAAATATGCGTGAAGATAGACACAAAGAAGTTGTAGATGTGTTTATTCAGGCTACAAAAGCAAAACGCAAAGCTGAAAAAAATATGGCCAAAGAAGCCAAAAAGCGTGAACGGGAAGCCAAGAAGGCTGAAAAGGAAACTTCAAAAGATACTGGTGGAAAAGGTGCAACTGATGCCGCCAAGAAGGCCAAAGATGCCGCTGATGCGGCCAAGAAGGCCAAAGATGCCGCTGATGCGGCCGCTGCCGCCAAAAAGGCTAAAGATGCCGCTGATGCCGCCAAGAAGGCCAAAGATGCCGCTGATGCCGCCAAAAAGGCTAAAGATGCCGCTGATGCCGCCAAAAAGGCCAAAGATGCCGCTGATGCGGCCGATGCGGCCAAGAAGGCCAAAGATGCCGCTGATGCCGCCAAGAAGGCCAAAGATGCGGCTGAGGCCAAACGCATCAAAGATGCCGCTGATGCTAAAAGAGCCGCAGACACGGCAAAAAAACAAGAATCTGTACCTAAAAATAAATCAGCAGAAAAGGTGAAGGAAACAAAATCTGAAGCACCAAGTGCCACACCGGCCACACCAGCAATAGAAGCCGCTAAGACTGCGGCTAAAGTTGGTGTGGGTGTTGCAGTGGGGACGGCATCTTTGTTGGGTAAAGAGGCTTTGGCTAAAAATATTGCCAAATATGAGAGCACCGCTTCTGCTGGAAAATCTTTTGGTGGTGATGAATATAACGCCTATAATAGAGGTACAAAAGATAATAAAATTCTTGGAGCAACTACACCCGTTGATTTTAGTAAAATTACAATTTCAGAATATCTTAAACGATCAAAACTACCAATCGATGACCCCAACCGTTTATTTGCAGTCGGTAGGTATCAAATTATACCTAAAACGATGCAAGGTCTCATACAACAATTGAAGATAGATCCAGATACCACTTACTTAACACCTACTGTGCAAGACTATTTGTTTTCTAAGGGATTAATTGATATAAATCGTAAAAAAGTATCAGATTACATAGAGGGTAGAACTAATGGAATAGATGCAAGAAATGAAGCAATTTTACAACTTTCAAAAGAATTTGCTTCAGTTGGTGTACCCTTTGATACATATAGAATAGATAAGATTAAACAAAAGGATGGATCAATAAAAGAGGTGAGGGTTGAATTAAAAAAAGGCTCATCATATTATTCTGGTATTGGTGGTAATAAAGCACATAATCCACCAGAATTGGTTGCTGCCGCATTGGACGAAGATCGTGCAAAAAAACTAAAAATTTCTCCAGCTGAAATACCAAGTAATGTTGGTGAAGAAATGATTTCAAAATCTTCTCAAAATGCCGACATAACAAAAGATTTGTCACAAGGTTCTTCTGCTGGTGGTACAGTAATCATACAAAACAATAATACCACACAAGCGAAAACAAACATACAAAGAACCGCACCACAAGAACAACTTAACCCAACAATGAGATAACAAAATGGACTACAGAGTAGCAAGTAATATCAGAGGTAAATCTCTTTCATCATTGATAACAGATAGAATTACATCGGGTGGTTCTGTTGGTTCTTCCATCAAAGGTGCAATCTCTGATAAACTCAAAGCAAAAGGCACAGGTATCAAAGAAAAATTTGATCCAATGAATATTGCACGTGCAATGACAGGTGGAGGTAAACTTGCACCTGCTATTCTCGGTAGAATTACTGGTCGTTCACAATCAGACATTAATTATTTTGCTGGTGACAAAAGAAAGAAGTCTTCATCTTACACAAAAATGCCATCTATTGGTCAAGTACCTTCAGAAGGTTTTGGTGGTTCTGCTGTTGAAGTTCTCAATAAGATGTTGTCGTTCATGCAAAAGAACCGTGAAGATGACCTTAAAAGAAAACAAATCAGTATGTCATTTGAAGAAGAACGACAATCGGAAGAACAACGTAGACACGGTGAATTTTTAAAAGTATTGAAAGATTTCACTTCTGTTGGTACAACAACAATGGTGAAAAAAGAACCAGAAAAAGAGGAAAGTTTATTTGACAAAATTGCGAATTTGTTTTCGAAGGGTGCATTTTTAGCAAGAATAATACCATTTTTAATTAATCCACTTACTCTCACTTTAGGTGCAGTTTTAGCGGCCGCATACGGATTACAAAAAGTTGCAGATTTTATTCCAAATGCTAATATACGTACACCATTAGAGGCTCAGGCAGTATTAGAAAAAGGTACTCAGCTTGAAATTGATAAAGATGGTGGATATGATTTTCTCGCTAAGAGAATAACAGAAGGTCCAGAAGAAGCACAAAAAACACTAGACGATTTTGCGGAGGGTAAAATATCTTTCAAAGAATTACAAAGCCGTGGTGGAGAAAGTAGACTTAAAGAAATTGCCTCACAAAAAGGTCTTGAAGTTCCCATTAAAAGAGACCCAATGAAAGATATGGAACCTTCTGTTACACCTAGAGCCGCTTTTGTGGGAACAGGATTAGCGAAAAAATCAAACGAACAGTTTTGGGATAAAAACTTCGGCCCTTATTATGATCCAGAAACTGGTAAAAGACTCGACTTATTGAATACTCCTACCACCAGTAATATTCCCGAAACAAACACTCCTGTTCCTGCAACAAACACTCCTGTTCCTGAAACAACCACACCTGTACCCTCTGAACCACCTTCTTCTGCTGTTGTTGGTAAAATACAAGAGAACAATGATTTGAATATGCAATCAACAATGACTGCTGGTGCTTCTTCATCACCTTCTGTATCAGTAAATAATTCATCCACTTCTGCACCAGATCAAACTGTTACTGCTACTGCAACAACAAGAGATGACACACCAATTCTTGATTTGGTTTTAAATAGAACAAAATCTAGGGTATAAAAAAAGGACCTTTCGGTCCTTTTTATCAGTCTTCAGCTAGTTTGCTGAAGTATGCCAAATCATCATCATCTTCGGCAATTCCCGCATCTTCTGCTGGCGCAGGTTTACGTGGCATTGCTTTAGCCTGTTCAACAGTAGTACGTGGTGCAGGTGCAGAACCATCAACACCAAGAACTTTGTCCAAACGGGCTTTCAATTCATCATATGACTTGAAGTTTTCTGGTGCAAGGAACTCTTTAAGAGAGTACTCTTTCTTCCAGATTGCTTCGAGTTTCTCATCATCATTTAACAATGCGGATGGTGATTCAAATTCAGACTTGTCATAGTTCTGATAACCTTCTACTTTACGAATCTTCAACTTGAAGTTAGCACCTTCCCACAGGTCAAATGGGTTAACTGCTTTTTCATCCTCAAACTGAGG